ATGCTGATGCTCTCCAGTCAACAACGAAGACAGCGGTTGCGGCGACTGTCACGGCGGCACGTCAGCACCTAGAGTTGATTGCTCGCATCTTCGCAGAAACCGGCATGACTGATCTATTCAAGGGGTTACTGAAGCTGACTATCTTGCATCAGGACCAACCGCAGATGGTTCGTTTACGGAATGAGTTCGTGCAAGTTGACCCACGCGCATGGCAAGCAGGTTTCGACGTAACAGTGAACGTTGCGCTTGGCGGAGTGGATGATGAGCAGAAGATGATACTTCTTGAGTCGATCGCTCAGCGTCAGGAAAACGTGATCTCGCAGTTCGGATTAGATAATCCACTTGTCACCTTATCTCAGTACAGAAATACTGTCGGCAAGATTATCGAAACGGCGGGTATTAAGGATGTCGATAATTACTTCCTTGATCCGAATGGTCCGCAGGCTCAGCAGATTATGGCGCAGGCGTCCCAGAAGCCGAAGAAGCCAAGACCTGAAGAGATTCTCGCGCAGGCTGAGATTGCGAAGACACAAGCCGAAACGCAAGCACGGATTGCGGCGATGAACTTGGATCGCGAGAAGATGTTCATGGAAGATGAGCGCAAGCGCGATGAACTGGATGCGAAGATCTCGATGGAAGCGTTGGAGCTTCAGGCGAAGTACGGAACTCAGATCGACGTGGCGCAACTCAAAGCTGAGATCGAGCGTGAGAAGATGACGATCCGTGAACGCGGAGCCACATTAAGACAGATGATGAATAACGCACCACGAGGTGACTAATGATCTTTACAAGACGGGACGTTGAGCTTGGAGAGAAGGCTCGATCCGTCGTCGAGAACGAGACATACAAGGACGCACTTGTTACTGTTCGTAACAGGTACGTCGAGTCTCTTATCAACACGGCGGAGGATGAATCGGCCAAACGCGAAAAGGCGTATATGGCGATCAGGATGCTAGAAGAGGTGGAAGCACAGCTTGTTAGCGTTATGGACAAGGGAAAGTTGGCAAAACAATACCTTGACAAACTAAACCGTAGATAAGGGATAATGTAACCATGAGTGACACCCAAGAAACTGGATCACTATCAGTCAAACAAGCCGCTAACGTATTTGGCGGGCTAATGGAAGCGAACGCTCAACCGGAAGCCGTTGAACAGGAAGTGGTAGAAGAGTCCGAAGCAAATGCAGAGGACGTTGAGGTAGAGGACACGTCGACCGAGGAATTTAGCGAGGACTCGGAATATGACCCCGAAACCAGTCAGGAAGAAACGGACGAAGCGAACGAAGAAGAGAGCGCCCAGACTTACACCGTCAGAGTAGATGGTGAAGAAGTCGAAGTGTCGATCGATGAATTGTTGAGCGGGTATTCGCGGACTCAGGACTATACGCGTAAAACGATGGCACTAGCGGATCAGCGCAAGTCACTGGAAACAGAGCTTGAACAGATCCGGAGCGAACGCGCACAGCTAACGCAGGTTCTTGAGCAAATTGATGTTCAGGACCAAGAGCAAGAGCCAAACTGGGATGCGCTATATCAGCAAGACCCACAGCAATGGCTCATTCAGCGTGAAGTGTGGCGCGAAAGGCAAGAGCGTAAACGCGCACTTGTCGAGGAGAAACAGCGGTTGCTCCAAGCGCAGGAAGCGGACAAACAGCGAATCGTCGCACAGTTTGTTGAGCAAGAACGAGGCAGATTAGCCGAGGTTCTCCCTCAGTGGCGTGATGAGAAAGTAGCGAAGGCAGAGAAGGCGAAAGTGGCCGACTATGCCAAGAAGATCGGATTCACCGATCAGGAGATCGCTCAGTTCTACGATCACCGCGCTGTGACAACGCTCTATAAGGCGATGAAGTTCGATGAGCTTCAAAGCGGTAAACCAAAGGCTAAGAAGCAGGCGACGCCTGTTGCGAAAGCCGGAGCCGCGACAACAACGCCTAAAGGTCGAGATGCCTATCGTAAATCGCAACAACGACTCGCAAAGACAGGCAAGGTCGCAGACGCGGCTAATGCATTTAAACATTTGCTAGGTTAGGAGATTTAACTCATGGCAACTTTTACTACCTATGACGCGGTTGGTATCCGCGAAGAACTGGCTGATGTTATCTACAACATCTCGCCAGAAGAAACTCCGTTCATCTCTAACGTTGGACGTAAGTCTGTTGCGAACACATTGTTTGAGTTCCAGACAGATTCATTGGCTTCAGTCGATACAACTAACGCCGTTGTTGAAGGCGCAGGCGCAACTGCATCTGACGCTTCCGCAACTGCTACTAAGCGGATGCAGAACTACACGCAGATCAGCCGCAAGGTCGTTTCGATCTCTGGAACTGAAGAAGTCGTTAACAAGGCAGGTCGTAACTCTGAATTGAGCTACCAATTGGCTAAGAAGTCATCTGAGTTGAAGCGCGACATGGAAGCAATCCTTACACGCAACCAAGCGGCTGACGCAGGCGATTCCTCAAACGCCCGTAACACTGCATCTTTGGAAGCGTGGCTCCGCACTAACACTAGCCGTTCTACTGCGGGTACAACTGACGGTGCAAACCCAACGTTGTCTGGCACAACTTCTGGCTACCCAAATGCGGCGGCAACAGATGCTTCTAACGACGGACTTCGCGAGTTCACCGAAACTCTTTTGAAGGATGTTATTCAGAGCGTGTGGACAGAAGGTGGCGACCCATCAATCTTGATGGTAGGACCAACTCAGAAGCAGAAGGCATCAACCTTCACAGGTATCGCATCACAGCGTTACATGGCTCCAAACGACGGCCCAACAACAATCATTGGAGCCGCCGATATCTATATTTCAGACTTTGGTAGCGTCTCGATTGTTCCTAACAGATTTCAACGTGACCGTTCTGCGTTCGTTCTCGATCCAGAATACGCGTCAGTGAACTACCTCCGTGATTTCGAGGTTGTTGACTTGGCCCGCGTCGGTGACTCTGAGCAGAAACTTGTTCAGGTTGAATACGGTCTGGAAATCAGCAACGAAGCCGCTCACGGTGTGATTGCAGATATCGACGTTACTGCCTAAGTAGCGTAACCACGGAAGGGGCTTCGGCCCCTTCTTTTTATCTAAAGGTGTTGCATGGGAAACAAAAAAGTATTCAGCCATGATCCAATGACTGGGATCACTAAGTATTGGCACGATAATCAGGATGGCACGGTAACGATCGAAAGCGATCAGGATGTTAGTGAGATCCTGAAAGCGAACCAAGCGAATCGCAGTTCTTTCGAGAAGGGCGACAAGTGGGGAGAGATGAGTCGTGTCGCTTCGATTCCTTTGACTGTATACTATGACCTGAAGCAGAAAGGTATTCTGGATGACCAAGCCGCAATGAAGAAGTGGCTTAATGATCCAGACAACGAATTGTTCAGGACTCGCAAAGGTAAAGTCTAATGGCGATTACGAACTACGGTGAACTGAAGAGCGCGGTTGGCGACTTCCTAAACCGTTCAGATTTAACATCGGTGATCCCAACGTTCATCGATTTCGCGGAAGCAGAGTTCAACCGAGTTCTTCGCATCCGCCAAATGATTGCCCGCGCAGAAGCCGTGATAGACTCTCGCTTCAGTGCTGTACCGGCTGACTTCCTAGAGGCAAAGGACTTGGCGATTGTTACGGGAAATCCGGTGACGCCATTGCAGTTCATAACTCAGCAGGAAACGGCGCAACTTAGAAACACAACCATCACGAGCGCGGGCAAACCTACTTTCTTCACTGTGGTTGGCGATCAGTTTGAATATTTGCCAACCCCTGACGGCGAATACAGCTTGGAGATGACGTACTACGCAAACATCACTCCATTGGCGAGCGATTCAGATACCAACTGGTTGCTGACAGATTATCCAGATCTTTACCTGTATACTTCGCTTATGCACTCGGCTCCTTACCTGAAGGATGACGAGAGAATTGGTATTTGGGCGAACCTTGCGAAGAAAGCAAAAGAAGAGTTGGTTGAGTCAGACTTTTCAGCATCTTACGCAGGATCAACACCACGAATCAGAGTTAGGAGCTTTGGATAATGAGTTTTTCAAACTATCTTGAAACAGAGTTGTTGGATCATGTATTCGCGAATAACGCGTACACAGCACCATCGACTTTGTATTTAGCGTTGCACACAGCCTCACCTGCTGAAGATGGATCAGGCGCAGAAGTATCTACGTCAGGCACAGCTTACGCGAGACAGACCGTTGCTTTTACTGTGTCAGGGAACACAGCAACGACTAGCGCGGCAGTTGAGTACCCAACAGCAACAGCGAACTTCGGAACAGTGACACACGTTGGTATCTGGGATGCTTCAACATCTGGGAATTTGATTGCGTATGCGGCATTAACCACATCAAAGACAATCGAGACAGGTGATGTGTTCCGTGTTCCTGCCGGTGATCTCGACATCACTCTGGACTAAACGATGCCAAGCAGTCGCGTTGGTTACGGGTACGGCACATATGGATCTGACGATTTTGGCGTAGAGGGTGTCTTAGCGACATCTTCTGCGACCGCCACGGCATCCGTAACCACAACAACAACTGCAACAAGAATACAGAACGCCAGTGCGGTTGCTTCTTCAGCCGCATCAAGCTCATGCGATTCAACCCGTGTCAGGGAATCGGACTCACTTGTCTCTTCGACCGCATCAACTGCATCGGTTGGTGAGCAATTCGTTCTCAAGCTATCAACAGATTACCCATACGGGCTTGGCGCATATGGGACAAACAGCTACGGCACGGATGAACTGCAAACTGTTGTTTACGCAATAGCCGCAGTAACCGCGACCTGCTCTCGCGTGAAGGTCGCGTCTGCGTCAATTAGCGCGTCATCTTCGACGGACTCTTCAGCGAAACGTGTCAGGGAAAGCGACACAGCAATCACTTCCGCGTCTACTGCAACCGCGACTGGGCAGTTCAGCGTTACGGCGTCTGCCGCAAGTGCGCCAACAGCAAGGGTGTCATCAAGCTGTGTTCGTATTAGAATAGTGACTGAGGTTGACACTGTGCAGTCAACGTCTGGCGTTCTAGCAACGGCCAGAGAGAAATGGGAACCGATTGTTATTACTCCACAAAGTTGGAGTACAATAGACGCAACAGCAGAGACGTGGACGCCAATAGCGGACACCGCAGAGATTTGGACAGAGGTAGCTTAAATGGCTGATACAACGACCACTACATACAGTTTGACCAAACCAGAGGTCGGCGCATCAACAGACACTTGGGGAACCAAGATTAACAACAACCTAGACTCCATTGATGATCTTCTGGATGGAACAACCGCGATCTCGCCAAACCTATCTACGCTGACGATTGGCGGAACTGCGATAACTGCAACTGCGGCAGAGTTGAACTACGTCGACGGTGTAACCTCAGCGATCCAAACGCAACTCGATGCGAAGGTCAGCACAAGCGACATCGGCACATCAGTACAAGCCTATGACGCTGACAACGCGGTCACCGATGCGGCACAGACTTTCACAGCATCACAGCGTGGCACAGTCACTACTGATAACGATCTGTCATTCGACATGAACGTGACCAATTTCTTCAAATGCACACCAACAGGCAACGGTACACTGACGTTCACGAACATCACAGCAGGACAGTCTGGCAACATCTGGCTAGACAACTCTGGTGGTCACACTATCTCAGCCGCCGCTAGTACATACATTGCCAGTGCAGACCTCACTACCATCTCAACAGCAGGAGTGTACTTCCTGTCGTATTACTCTGATGGTACGAACGTAATGGTCAGTGCGACTCCGGCAGTCACAAGCGCAGGAGCATAACGTGGCAGTATTGCAAGGTAATGCAAAGCAAGGCTCAGTCAGAGGCTTCTATCCTAAGACCATTGAAGGATCGCTACGGTTTAACGATGACGACTCTGCCGATTTAAGATGGACTCCTGACAGTGCGGGTAATCGTAAAACATGGACTGTATCTTTTTGGATGAAGGATTCAGGTAAAACATCAGGCGATAATCAAATATTTTATGCAGGAACATCAAGTAGCAACGTAGCGGCTATTTATCGTGGTGGCTCTAATGGGACATTAAATTTCTACAATTATGCCGGTGCAGTAGTTCAGTGGAATATTGCTACCAATCAAGTATTCCGTGATCCATCTGCTTGGTATCACATTGTTGCCGCAGTCGATACAACTCAAGCCACAGACTCTAACCGAATTAAAATTTATGTAAATGGTGAACAAGTCACATCGTTAGGTACGGCAACCTATCCATCTCAAAATACTGATGGATTGTTTAATTACACTAATGAGCATTACATAGGCTCCAATCGTGGGACAAGTTTCTTTGACGGCTACCTAGCCGAAGTATTCTTTATTGACGGTACAGCCCATGACGCTGACGCTTTCGGTGAAACCAAGAACGGTGTGTGGGTTCCGAAGAACGTCACAGCCACAGACTTCACAATGGGTACGAATGGGTTCTACCTCAACTTCCAAGACGATACAGAGGTTGAGGCGTTCAATGCGGTATTATGGAAAGGAAATTCTCCGAAATCACAATCCATTACTGGCGTGGGGTTTTCTCCAAGTTTGGTCTGGGTGAAAGCACGAGCGCAAACTTACAATCATGAATTGCACGATGTAATTCGTGGGCCAAGTAAGCAGATTTTTAGCAACTTAGATAGTGCCGAAGACACTGATGCCAACTCAATTATTTCATTTGACTCAGATGGATTTACAGTAGGATCTGGCGGAGCTACCAACGATGGTGGAAGCACATCTACTTTTGTTGCTTGGTGTTGGGAGGCAGGAACCGCTGTATCAGGAACGACATCGCAATCTAAAGCATACTCTGGCTCAGTTAATACTGACTATGGGTTTTCCATCATTAAGTATGCGGGAAGTGGTGATCCTGCGGGTACTGGCCCTGCTCAAGATGTTCCGCATCACCTAGGCCAAGCACCAGATTTTATCCTTGTTAAAAGTTTAGGTGGTGCGTTTGGTTGGTCTGTGTACCACTCAGCCATAGACGCAACTAATCCTGCTGATTACGTCATATATCTTCATACAACCAACGGAAGATCTGACCAAAGCTCGCACTGGAACGATACGGAGCCAACTTCAACGAACTTTACAGTAGGCACAAACAACGGCACTAACGATAATCGGTATGACCACATCGCATACTGTTGGGCAGAGAAGTCTGGCTACTCTAAGTTTGATAGCTATCTTGGTGACGGTACTACCGATGGATCGTTAGAAATCACCACTGGATTTAAACCTAGCTTTATCTTGTTTAAGAAATCATCTGGTACGTCTAACTGGAATATGGTGGATAGTACACGAGATGTAGACTTTGACGGTGATGAAGTCTTGTTTGCAAACGAGGCTTACTATGAAGGCCAGATTATAACTGGCAAGCCTATTGAGTTTACTGATACTGGATTTAAGATTAAAACAGATGAAGGTGGGTTCAATACATCAGGGCAAACATACATCTATGCCGCCTTTGCAGACACAAGAGAATCGGCCTTCTGGTTAGATCAGTCTGGTAATGACAACGATTGGCAATCAGTCAACCTAGACCATAACGATACCGTTGCAGACAGTCCGACTGATAACTTTGCAACTTGGAATCCTTTGTTTAGAGGTGGTGAGAAATCAGCATCCATTGCGGCAACAACAACATTATCTGATGGGAACCTCAAAGCATCTGTACCAACAAACTCTTATATGGGTGCAACAATGCGTCCAACAAGCGGACAATGGTACTGTGAAGCAACTATCGACACGGTAACGTATGAAATTGGTTGGGGTTGGATTCAGGCAACAGAATACTCTGCAACTACTGCACACGCAGGACAAGCAAACAAATGGGGTGCTGAGTATAGTGGTTATGCTCCTGCTGACATCTTCCTAAGAGATGAAACAACTGCGATTGCACAGCCAACAATCACTTTGGCTAATGGTGATGTAATTCAATGGGCTTGGGATATTGACAACGGTAAAGGATGGCTTGGTGTAAACAATAGTTGGTATGACTCAAGTGGTGGTACAACAGGTAATCCTGCAACTGGTTCAAATCCAACATTTACATTCACTGCGGATGAAGCAGAAAACTTGCAAGTCTATGTAGCGAACGGTACTGGTACAGCGGTGTTCACAGCCAACTTCGGCCAACAACCATTCAAATACGATCCACCTGCGTAGGAACTAGACATGGCATATTTACCACTCAGCACAGCCAACCTACCCGATCCTGCGATAGACCCTGCACAGGGAAGCAGTCCAGAGGATTACTTTAATACTTTGGCCTACGATGGAACAGGCGTTAACCCAACAACTCACACAGGCGTTGGATTCCAACCTGATTTTGTGTGGATGCACCCACGAAGCCGTGCTGATAATCACAATCTTTTTAATGTTCTTAGCGGTGCAGGACAAAGACTTAATTCTAACAACACAAGCGCAGAGACATTTACCACTCATTTTATATCGTTTGATTCTGATGGATTTACTACTACCGCTGATAGTGGGTATAACCAATCAGGACAAACATACGTTGCTTGGAACTGGAAAGCCAACGGCTCTGGGGTATCCAACACAGATGGCCTTACTCCATCAACAGTGAGTGCGAATACGGAGTCTGGGTTTAGTATTGTGAGTTATACAGGTAGCACGAACGAATCTGTTGGTCACGGACTAGATCAAGCCCCTGAATGTATTTTAGTTAAAAACAGAGACGCATCATCAGCGTGGGCTGTTTATCATCAGGGAGTACAAGACGTTACAGCGAATGGGTTTCTTGAGTTAAATCAACCATACGCAGTACAGACAGGAAGCAATCCTAGGTTCTTGTCAGGAACGGCAGGAACATCACAGCCAACAAGCACAGTGTTTTATGTAAACAACTACTCAGGTTCAACTACAAATAACACTGGTAACGACTACATCGCCTACTGCTTCCACAGTGTCGAAGGCTTCTCAAAGTTTGGCTCATACGAAGGAACAAATAATGCTGACGGCCCCTTTATTTACCTTGGGTTTAGGCCAAAATTCTTTTTACTGAAAAACGTAGATAGTGCATTGCAATGGATTATTTTTGATGGTGAACGTGATCCATATAACGTAGTTGGGAAACGAATATTTCCTAACTTATCAAACGCTGAAAGCGCAGTGCCTAGTAATTCAGCAATGGATTTCCTTAGCAACGGTGTAAAAATTAAAGTTGCAGGTGGTTATGATATCAATGATACAGGCACATACATCTACATGGCCTTTGCCG